GTTGAGTGCTCTTGATTTCAAAACCCGCAGCCTGGAATTAGGTTTCGAAAGCACGTATGATGTATCCACGGATGTTTCGAGGCTGGAATTTTGTCAAATGCTCCCCTACCCCACCGCAACGCAAACCGTCTGGGGCCCAAAGATTGGTCGAGTGTTGGCGCGCTTACCATGGAAGATTTTGGGCGCAGTTGACGACCCCAGAGGAGTCGCACTTGGCATGGCCACGTCATGCAACCACATACCGTTCCTTAATGATTACTTACGGCGTGTGCAGGCTCTGTCACCAGGAGTAAAAGTAGTCACGTACGAGCACCGCATGACTGTGAAACGCGCTTTCAGGGAGGACCCTCAGACCATGGATTTCATCCAGGCCCGATATGGTTTAACCTCTGAAGACCGTCGCAATTTTGTGGCGTTGATCAGGACATTGCAATTGGGGCAATGTAAAACCTGGCTTGTACTGCCTGACCTTGTCAGGCTGGATGCTTAGGACTAATTCACCTTTGTGTCGCGAATTACTATGCCCGTTAAGAAAACCAATAAAAAGCCCGCTCGAAAAGCGAAGAACAACAATAACAAGAACAAAAAGAAGTCAAACAAGACAATGCCGAACGTCCAACGTCCGGTTGGAGTCCAGGAAATTTCCAAAGTTTGTGGGTTAACTGATCCGTTTTGCCCGCATGCTCGGGGTGCACGCTATTATGACGCTAATGGCACGCACTCGCTTGCTTACCCGCAAAGACGAATGTTTCCACTTGCTACTGACTCTTCCGGGAACCTTTGTTTTCTTCTGCTGCCAAACTACCACAACCATTTCTCCCACTTTGGTGTTGTCACTGCCGGTAACTGTGTGTACTCAGGCACCATGACAGCTGCACCAGTTTTGGGGAGTGTGGCCAACTATCGAATTGTTACCTGGGGTTTCACCATTAAACATGTCACTACGCCTCTCAGTGCCAGTGGGCTCATTTCCATCCGTGGATTTGGTGCTTCCAGTGGTGTGTCGTATGAGCATATCGATGGTCAAACCATGAATGCAGATGTACGTACCGATGTCCCGTTGCAGGACTGCAAAAACTTAGCTGTTATTGGAAAGAAAGCCAACAACACCTCTTCGTTTTATGCAAATCCGAATACAACCGCCGTCACAGGTTCGACCATTGCGAACTACGTGTCGCCGGGTTGGGATGGTTACCAAGTCTACGTCACCGGGGCGCCAGCCAGTACCACCATTGCGTACGTCGAGTTGTTCATCAACTTCGAGATCGTTTTGGATGATTACACCGGCATGGCACAATTGATGACGCCGCCACCACACGCCAGCCCGATTCTTCAGGCTGCTTCCTCTGCTGTCACCAGCACTGCGGAGAGTGTGTTTGTTTCTGGTATTAA